TTCTGCGCGACAGCCGATGCATTGACCACAGGGAAGGGTTATCTCGCGGTGATTCCGTTTCTCCTGAAAGATCACGGAACCACCGTCGAGGGGTTTCCACGCTGTGAGCGGCTTGTAGCACGCCACAGGGGAAAGGCTTACAGCCGGTAGCCGCCGCGCATGATGGTGCGAGGCGGTGCGTTTACGATCTTGGTGCGGCTGTGAGTAGCCCGGAACTGGCGGGCAGAGCTGGACTTGTTAACGGAGTGTCGGCGGGCCATTAGGTGTCTCCAGAGGTTTAGCAAGGGGCCGGAAAGGATCGTAAGAGTTTGGCGACGAATCGGCAAGGCCGATCCGTCTAGGAGGGGGGGTGTGACTGGGAGTCACTTGGCAGGTACTATAACAAGGTAGGCGTACCTGCCTTTACGGTTGAACGGCACACGGGTGCCGGTTTCGCTTGGAGGACGATTTTTAACGACGGAGGTCTTGACAATGACGAAGCATTGTGATGGTGATTTGCGCGTGGCGCGGAACGTGGAGGAATTTTGCGATGCCTGGAGGTGGCATATTCAGCAGTTGGGGGTGTTGGCTTTGAAGGCGAATGTGACTTTTGAGGATTGGAGTGAGGTCAGTAAGAGATTGGATGGTTGGTTAAATGATGCGAGGGTGGCTTTGATTGCTGAGAGGGATTGCGAGTAGTTCCACGTTGGGAATGTAGAAGGGGGGGCTTTCGCCCCCCCTTTTTTTTAGCTCTGGACGAGCTGGCCGTCCTTTATGTCTCCCACTTTAACGTGTTCGACGGGACGGTTGATGAGGCCGAGTTCGGTGAGTTCGGCCTTGTTGGCGGGATCGGCTACGTAGTCCATGAAGGCCTGAGGATCGTTGCCGAGTTTGGCGCGAAGGGTCGCGGGGAGCTGCTTGAAGCTAGCTTCGGCTTCGCGGACCGCATGAATGGCGGTGCGGTAGTCGCTGATGGTGTCGAAGTCTCCGTATGACGGGAGATTGATTGCGGTTGGCAGTTGGCGGGTTACGCCGAAGTTGCGGACGATGGTGTTGATGTCCGATTCCTCTTTCTGGCCCTGATTAGTTTTGCCGCCCTGAGAGGCGTCGAGGCCAGAGGCGAGGGAGTGTGCTTTACGGTCGAAGCTGTGATTTGCGAGGGTCATGACTTGGGTCCTATTTGATGAGCTGTTTGATTTTCTGGATCCAGACGGCGGACTGTCCGGCGTTGTCCCAGAATTTGGAGTCTGCCTCTTTTTCAGAGAGGCCGAGCTTGGTTGCTTCTGTGAGGAAGCGCTTGTACTGGATTTCGAGTGCATCTAGAGCGGCCTTTTGTTGCGCGTTGAGGTCGGCGTAGGAGTGTGCCACGCGGAGAATGCCTTCAGATAGGCCGGCAGACTTGGATTCCGCGATGGCTTTGATTGTGCCGGCGACGAGCTGCTCGTAGTTCTGATGAGCGGTGGACGCGGCATAAGGAAGGCCGTAGGACTTGATTTGGGTGTCCTGTTGAGTTGCGGTCGCTGCTGCGTCCTGAGCTCTGGCGGTGGCTTGGGCTGCGCCCGCCTGTTCGTTTTTGAGGTTTGAGTCGAAACCCAGATTCGTGATTTGGGCATCTATGAGCTTCTTTTGTTGCATGGCTGAGAAGGCCGAGGACCCTGCGGAGACTGCGGCTTCGCCGGGGTTCGGGAATTGCGGTTGCGGGACGCTTGGAGCGCCCTGAGAAACCGCGAGCATGGGGTTAAGGCCTGCTTTCTGGAGGTCCTTTACTTGCCATTGGTAGCGGTGTTTGTAGTTCTCTTTGGCGGCAGCTGCGGAGCGTGATCCGCTCCAGAGGGAGCCTCCGGCTCCGATTGCTGCTGCGCCGATTGTTGCGCCTGCGACGAGTGCCATTTTTGGGCTTCCTGTATGTAGTAGTCGGTGAGTCGGCAAAGGTACTCAGCGGAGGGGGCTTGCGCCCCCTCCCTGAGATAGCCGGGATGCTGTGACCAGCTGCATAGCTGGATATAGAGCAGTTCCCAGAGGCCCATTGCTTAGAAGTGATCCACGAGGCCGGGGACCGAGTACATGGGCAGAGGACGGGCCGCCTTGTTGCGGAAGAAGCAGTCCAGGACGAACTGCTGGCCCGTCTGTTCGGTAGTGGCGACGATGCGATCTACCGGAGGGGTGTCACGGATGAAGGCATCCGAGAGCGTGGGGCGCGTAGTGAAATGCTGCGCGAGGTGCCAGACGTCGAGCGGAGCCGGATCCGTCGAGCGTAGGAGGCCGGTGATTTCCGAGGGCTTGTAGCGGTATTCGGCCCAGCGTTCCTGATAGCCGAAAACGTCCTCATCTGCGGTGGTGCCATCGCAGTAGATTTCTTTCGAGAGGACGGCCTGTTCGCCGAGCATGGCGAATACCGGCCAGTAGAAGTCGTAGCGGGTCGATCGCGACCACATACGACGAAGGCCCTGCTGGTAGGTGAGGTCGGCGCGAACGCTAACCATGCCGATGACGTAGTCGTGTTCCACGAAGGCCTGAGTAAAGCCGTGGCCGTGGGCAACGGCCTGACCGAAGGCGGCGAGGTTGCCCTGCGGGGTGCCTGTAGCGTCCGTGGGGGCCGTCTGGGCGACCGGGTTGATGGAGATAGGGGTCATGCCTCCCCCGAGGTATTCGGGGCGCTGGAGGCGTGCGTCGGGGCTTGTGACCCCGAAGTGAGACTTGAGGAGTTCGATATAGCGGGTGCCGCCTCGAGCATCGCGCTCGAGCAGCTTCTGGATCTGGAAGGCCTGCCGGATCTGGTTGATGGTCGCGGCGGTTGCCTGTGACAGATCGGCGTAGAGGGCTGGATTGGTCCAGACCATGAAGGCCCCAGAAGGGGTGTTGAGTTCCGTCCTAATGTCGTCGTCTGCCGACTTCGACTGTAGACGGGTTCCCGTTGTAGTGCCGAACTGGAAGGTAGGAGAGGCGCCCTCTGCGCCGAGGACCGGCGCTGTGCCGCCGAGCGGCAGCTGTACGGGGTCGCCTTTCTGAGTCCAAGGCAGGCAGGAGGTGAAGTAGTCGTGCCGCTTACCGCGGCGTGCCTTGAAAACGCTGGTGGTCGTGTCTGGACCGTCAGCGGTTGAGTAGACGTAGGGTTCCTGAATGTTCTGGTCCCGGAACCATTCGTTGTAGATGAGCGCATAAGCGCGGAACGGCAGGGCCGAGTGTACGACCGTGTTGGCAGGGTTCACCTGTCCAGCGGTCGGGAGTCCGAAGTGATCGCCGAGGGTCTTGTGTGCATAGCCGCCGAGCGGGCTTTGCATGGTCGGGATCAGGTAGTCGACGGAATCGTTGGGGGCTTTGCGTTCACCGCAGAACTTTTCCCAGTTGTCCCAGACGAGGCGGTTGGGGACGAAGAAGAAGAACGATTCAAGGTAGAGGTTGTCGATGATCGGAACGATAGGGGTAGCAAGGCGGGCAAACATGGTCGCCTTAACGTTGAACGTGTCACCGGGGAGGACTTCCTCTAGGTAGACGGGGATCAGGTAGCCCGCGTCGAAGGTGGTCTTGTGCGCGGATTCGATGCGAATGGCCGAGCGCGGAACGTCCGAGCGCGGGACCATGGAAAACTGATGGGCGTTTACGGATTTGTTGCGATGCATGACAGAGGTTCCTAGTGAGTTGAAAAGAGGGCCGGTGTGAGTCCCGGCCCAACCACCCGACGGAGATCAGGGATTGATGCGGAGGTCTTTACCGATGGCGACCTGTTCGGGTTTCTTGAACAGGGTGAACTCGGCCGACTCATCGTCGAAGGAGCCGAGGTGATAGAGGTCGAAGTCCTCGGGGTGCTTGTTGAAGTTGTTTCCGTCGCGGGGGGTGTTGATTTCATCCGAGAAGGCGCGGATTGCGCCGCCCACGGAGGCGGTGAAGATCGGCTGACCGAATACGTCGGCAGCGCGATCACGGATGGCAAGGATCTTATAGATCATGATTTTGTGTCTCTTTTGAACGTTGATATTTACGAATTGCGATTTCCTCGCGGACTTCTAGGCGTGCGCGAGTGTTGTCTGATAGGCGTTTCTGGGCTTCGTTGTACCTCTTGAGTTTGGATTCTGCGAACTCATCAGGGCTGAGTGTTTCTAGGTGCTTATCGAAGAAGGCCGGGATTTTGTTTGGCCTGGAGCCTTCGTAGACAGCGTTGTTGGCGAGGATTTCGGGGGCGTATTTTTCGAGGAACGGTCGACCGATGCCGGGACGGAGGGACATTCTGGCGTATTCGGGGGTACGGTCAAAGACTTCCCCGGTTGAGGGGTCGAGGTATCGGTACGCTTCGATGGCACGGTCGCCGTTGAGCTTTTTGATGGTGTAGTCGCAGACGTATTTTGCTGCGGCTGGTGTGAAGTAGCCGAAGTCGGCTTTTCCTTTTCCCCATGCCGAAGTGATGGGGGCGGAGTTATAGAGCTGATGCTTAGAGCGCACGCTGTTAACCCGTACAGCGTCAGGAGGATCCACGCCGAACATAATCGCGTGATAGTGCGGGCGAGAGGTCCTGTCTCCGTATTCGCCGACCATGAAGAACCTAAACGGTCCGAGGCGCTTGCGGAGATTTTTGGCAAATTGTTGCCAGTGAGCGTGCGTGAGGCTGTGATCGGGTGGCAGGTGTTCGTTGTCATAGGTGAGAGTCAAAAAGATATTTGTTTTGTGCATCTTGGCTTCGCAGGTGATGCGGGTCGCCCATGCGTCCCGCTTTTCTGCGCGACAGCCGATGCATTGACCACAGGGAAGGGTTATCTCGCGGTGATTCCGTTTCTCCTGAAAGATCACGGAACCACCGTCGAGGGGTTTCCACGCTGTGAGCGGCTTGTAGCAC